CTTCCTTCTTTCAATATCCAAATATCCTTCCGGGTCTCTTTCAGCCCAACTTCCCTTGTCTATCTCGTCAGCAGCTTCTCCGATAGCCACTTGAGCGTGAGGATTTGACTGCCATACAGCAAATTGTGTCTTTTCTTCGTTAGTAAGTGATGGGAATCCTCCCTTTTTTATTTTTTGCAAAATAGGGATAGCTTGCCTTTTTATCTCTGCCTGTTGACCCTTTATTTTTTCCTCTGAGTCTTTTTGTGCTTGTTGAAAAAATGGTTGTACGGCCGAATTGCTGCTTTCGTCTTCTATAAGACCCAATATCATTTTTGGTTTATCGGTAGCAGGTATTTTGGGGTCATTTAAAATTTTAGATGCTTTTTGAGCAATCTTCCCAAACCCGTCCGTCCATTCTGTCATAGTGGGAATTCCCGTCCCATCTTTGTTTCCATAAAGTTCGTTGTATGCAGTAATAGCACCATTAAAGGCAGGAAGTTTCATGGATTTTGGGACGTTTGGGTTTGAAGCCAATGCCAACCCATTTGATATTTGGGATGATAATTCTTTCCGTTTATCTGCTTCTTTTTTCTGCACCATTTCCTCTTTTTTCAGTTTCATCTCATCCTGCATTAACCCCATGCGTTGACCTGCCTGTATACCCCGAGTTAAACCGCCGAAGATAGTAGGGAAAGCGGTGGGCATGTTACACCCCCTTATATTTATTGTTTAATAAAACATTTTTCATGCCGATTAAAAACCCTGTCCAAAATATTCTATTTATATTTGTTTTTAAATGGCATGGAATACATAATGAAATTAAATTCTCTTCGTCATTATTTTTTTTATCATAATCAATGTGATGAATGTTTAAATGCTTATATGTTTTAGTATTACACAGTTGACAAATATAATTATCTCTCTCTTTAATTTTGGTTTTTAGTATATTGTTAAATTCTTGTGAATAAGGCTCAAACGACAGACCGCCTTGCCAATTAACGCTGTTTTCACCTATGCGATATATGGATTCCCATTTATTACGGCAACTGCGAGAACAAAATTTTCCTTCCCCGTTTCTTATTTGTGCTTTATTTTTATGAAATTTTTTATTGCACATTTTACAGGAACAATTTAATATTTGACTTTTCGGGAGTTTTCTTCCCTTTTGCCGAATACTGTTTGCAATTCCTGCACACTTGAGCGAACAAAATTTGCCTTTTCCTTTCCTTATTATAGAGGGAGAAACTCTAAATTCTTTATTACAAGTAAAGCAATTTCTTATTTCGCTGTTAGGAGATATACTTTTAATCCTATTAACAATGCCATAACATTGAACTGAACAATATTTGCCCTTACCCATTTTTATTCTGGAAAGACATGTCAGAAAAGGCTTATTACAAATAAGGCAGTTCTTTATCATGGGAACTATGAAGCCCTCCTTTTTTCAAGTCGTTCAACTTTGTTAGCTAATTCTTTTGTCGCCATTGTTAAAAGTCCTACCTGTTTCATTGGAAAAATTCCTTTCCTGTCTGGGGTTACAATAGATGCCGGAGCTTCATCTGCCATAAGTCCAACTCTTTTTGGTGCAGACGATGATTCTTCTTTATATCGGTAATCATAACTCTTCGTTCCTTTAACCAGTTTTAAAGCTCTCGATTCATCCTTTCCAGTTTTCCTTACGATATCCTTTTTCATTTTGGGATCGCTTGCCATTGCCATTAATCCCATTCCGGCAAGACCTCCAATATCACCCAAAAGCCCTGCCTTATTTGCCGCAGTTTGCATACTGGCGTTATATTCAAGACTTTTTTGGTATTGAATCGGTTGCATAGCCTGAGAAATGCCGGTTAATATCCCGGAGGTTCTTGTAGGGAAAGCGGCGAGTTTCGTCCAGTCTCTTATGCCAATATCAGAAGCAACACCCAAAGATTGAGTAAGGGTCTGCTGCCCTGTGGTCAGTTCTCCCCTTCGTTCAGCGTCTTCAACCAATCCCCATCGTTCATTAAAGGTTTTAAGACCCTGAAAGCCGGACGTAGTGTTTGCTATCGCGGAACCTGGGTCTTCTCCCGTAATTGGATTTCCCGCTCTTGCCATCGCTTCTTTGAAATTTTTAAATTCCGTAGCCTTCTGCTGGACAAGGGCTTCTGATAAAGGAAGTTCCCCCTTGAGAGCTTTGGTCTGTCTTTCTTGCTGCAAAATAAGATTTTCATAAGCCTGAAGTTCAACGGGGTCAAGTGTCCCCCGATACTCCTCATCGGTCATTTGTCTTAATTCACCTTCAGGTGTTTCCACCAATCGCATGGCGGATAAAACAAACGGTCTCAATAGTTCATCTTCTGCCATCTGTCTTTTTATAATTTCGAGATTTAATTGATTAAGTTCTGTTTCCTCTTTGGAAGGCTTGGGTGCCTCGACTTTACTCCCAGACATGTTTTATCTCCTTGAATTTTTACCAAGAACCACGCTTCGTTATCTGTGAAAGCGTATGCCCTGGCCTTGAAGTAATAACTAATAAATTTCTTTAAACTCTTTGTTTTTGCATGTAAAATAACCTTTTTAAACCCAAGTTCTTGAACGACTTTCTTAAAGCCCTTGATTAAAAATCTCGCATTTTTCGGGCTTCTATATTTTATACCAACACAAAAGTGTTGCAACATTGGAAAGTTATGAGTTTTCTTTAAAGTGAAAAATCCGATTATTTTTTTATCGTTTTCTAAAACCATTGTCGGATATTCCTCAAAAGCCATCTCTAAAAAAGGTATTCCTTCTGCCCGAAGCATCTCGGTTAAAAATGGTTTATCATTTTCCTGGTATGGTCTGAGTAATCTCATTTAAATCACTAAAATTACTCTACAGTAACCAGAGTCCGCGCTTTCCGTACCATCTGCCGTTACCCAATTAAGTACGTGCACACTTGAAACTACTACCCTTACCGTAGTAGTTGTTACGGTTTTCAAAGAGATTCCATATCCATCATAGTCACCTGTATTATAGATATTCCCAAATAACCTTGCAGCGCTGCCATCAGCGTTAGCTGAAAACCAAACTGTTGCGAGTTTTGGCAATGCTCCAAGATTGTGGGTTTTGTTATATCCGGTGTTTTTTGCTACTGCGAACCATCCGCTATCATAAACACCACTAAATGCCGCAAGACCAGCAAGTTGCCCCGCTTTTGCCCCCGTGGCTGAATGGTCATGATCTGCACTTTCAAGCCTATAACCGGCATGGGGGTCTGCCGCTCCTGCGTGAGCGGCTATGGCTGCGGTGTCCTTGGTATCGGCCGCTTCTTCCGAGCAAACGGTGTTCGTACTCATTCCATGTATTCCGGTGGTCGCAACCGCGTGATCGTAAAAAGCGTTGGATGTTGCAGCTTTGGTGGTGGCTGCATTTGTCCCTCCGGCAGTATCGTCAAGATGATCGGAAATACTTGCCGGTTGCTGTGCTCCCTTGGAAGAAGCATTGAGCGAGGCAAGTCCGCTTGCCGCTGCCTTAAAAATACCAATAATCTGTGTAGGCGTAATATATCGGGTTACATTATCGGCAGCCTGTTGAACTATTATTTTATCTGCCGCTGCTGCCGAAGTAACCGCACTATAATCTTTAATTTCTTTTACAGCCATTTAATCTCCTTTATGCCACCATTGCCTGTAATGGAACGTGGTCAAATAAAATCTGAGAAACAAAAAACTTCTCATCCACGACATTGTTGAAAATTTCCGCCTGTATCCTGTTCCCGATTATCCCAATCGAAAAACCCAAATTCGATAGTTTATCCGAAGCACCTTCGGCGGTTATTGTCCACTCCACAAGAGAACCTCCTCCTATGATTTCCCCGTCTTCATCACCGATATTGTTTCCATTTTCATCAATTAACAAAGCACCGCCGGATATATATTCACCATCAACAATAAGGTTTACCGTTATTGTTTCTTCCCCCTGTGGTTTAATAACCAGCCAACCTTTGTCGTATCTTTTTGGAGTCCGGGGATTATCAAAATTAAGCTCTGGGAGAAGGAAACCGGAATAATAATAAACCCCGTCATCGTTGGCCTCGTCTTCTTCGAGGCTATAAGCGTGCCCGGTAACTCCTCCGGCATAAACTTTCCAGACTCCGGTTGATACTTCCACTTCAGTTGAGCAGGAAGCAAAATAGGTATCGGCAAGTTGATGTTTCGTCCATCCAGTTTCAGGGTTTTTATCAATAAAATAAACAAGACATACATCAACATAAGTCTGATTTTTTCTAACCATGAAAATTTTCACCGCTCTTAACACCGAATCGTAAACCATGTGAAATTGAGCTATTTTACTTAAAGCAATATTTTCTCTTATCCATTGATCTATATAAACCGGCCTGGTTAAAGATTGGGCGATATAATCTCCGTAGGTCTGTGCTGAGATTATCGAATAGATTTCTCCATCTTCAGACATCGCTATTACGTCATTGGGAGTCTTTACAACCAATCTATTGTGTGCAACCCCACCTTCCCATTGACCATCAATATAACCCCAATTAGCGGTATCCAGTTCAGTATCATCAATAAGGTAGGGTCTTCTTTTCCCAAGGGCAATCAAACGATCCCCAAATTCAACCATACCGACAATCCCAAATCCGTCTCCCGTTTCAATGACAATTTTTATTACAGTTGCATCGGGAAATTCGGCAGCACCAGAAGTTGAAACATAAATTGCTTCGGGATTAGAAGGACAACCATAAGCCCAAAGTCTTTCACTTACCCCCCGTCCATGTTTTATCATGGCTTTGGGAAAATTAGTTCCCGTCCAATCAGAAGGTATTAATGCAGCCGTATTTGTTGTTGGTAAAGTATCGGTAAGAGAGGCATCGGCAACGTTGTCGGTGTAGGTTGTAGCTGTATTGTTTCCAAGAGTTGTAAGTAATTTATAATCACCAGCGTCTCCGGCAACTGTCCGGTAAACTATTCTGCTCGTTGTTCCCGTTGGGCCAACGGCAATTCCCGTAAGGTCTACTTGTCCATTAGCAGTTTTATCCGCAACCGTCACTACGTTTGATTTTGAACTCCCGGTTGTTTCACCGGAAGCAGTAACAAAAGTTACTTTATAAGAATGAGTACCGTTTTCTACGTTTCCGGCTCCATCCCCGGCCAATGCCCCAATACACGCTGCCGGTAATCCAAGACCATGGGTTGCGGCAAGTGCACCATCCCATACTTGGGGAACATTATAGCCATTACAGATATAAAGGTTATCTTCAAAAACCGTAAAATCAAAATATTTCCCTGTTTGCAAGCCACTTTTCAATTCGGTAGCATAATCTTTTTGAATTTTCCCATCGGTGGTCCCAGTAACAATAATGGTAGTCCCACTTTTCTTTTTAAACTGAAATATCCCCATAACCTGAACAGAATCAGTAATGGGGGTTTCGTTTATTTCGGCAATTCCTCCTCTGGTTTCCCGTCCGCCTCGATGAAGATTGATGTTTGAACAATCCGCCATATTTTCCGACTTGATTAAATCGGTATTTGGATTATTCGACCACCCTCCGGAATCACAAGGTACGCGATACGTAACGCCACTATAACCCATCTCTACCTCAATAAATTTATTCTTATTGCTCGGTCAAATTTAGCCGGTTCAACTGCCGGTGCATTTATATTTTCAATAATCAATTTACCTAAAACCGCTTGCTGAATTATTGTTTTATCAAGAACCACCCCATATTCAGGAGCTAAATCAAGAGCGAGATTAAACCGCAATGCCTTCTCATACTCTTTGGGAAGTGCTACGGTTGCTTCAAGGGAAGCAAACTCAGTTATCTGTTTCCAGCTATCGAGAATAAAGGTCTCTTCTGTTTCGGGAATCAAATCAAAATAAATTTTTCCAAGAGGGTATTCGGAGGAATAGTAAAGGTGTTCCGGCCTACCTGTTGCCGTTTTATCAGAAATGGCATTGTATTCATTTTGAGTCATTGAAACATCAACCCAATGGTCAAGGTCATCACTGTCGCGAATATAGGCATCAATCAATTTCTGTGGTCGGACAGTATCAAAAGTTCCATCAGTCCCTATTGTGTAAGTCCCCGTTCCTACCGTCAACGTAAGGCTCTCCTTGGTAACGGCATAAACCATAATCCGTTCAGCACTCCAAAGATTAAGCATCTGGTTTAACGCTTCAAGACCTTCGTCAAGTTGGTCATCGGTAGAAATACGAAGCCCACAAAGTCTCAAAGCACCCTCTATAAGTTCCTGTACCGTCATTTATAATTACCTCTTTTAGGAGAAATGGGGGGCCGAAACCCCCCACAAAAGGTTAATATTATGCACCGCCGTCAGCCCAATCAGCCGCAGTCGGATAACAACTTACTACTCCCCAGTTTGTGGCATCGAGGGCAACCAAAGTAATGGAATCTCCGGCCGTTGAACTGGTAATTTTATCGCCAGCAT